CCGGTCAACTACGCCGGATGGTTGGGTTCGATTCCCTCCCGCTTCACCCACATATAACTTCACAGTGCATGTTCGGGGCATATGCCCACCCTGGCTATCTGAAAGGTGACCCCAGTGTCGCTCGCCGATGAACTCGCAACACTCAGACCCAACCCGCGAACGTTCGACCAATGGCTGGCACTGAAGCCAGAAGACGCCGACGCCGTAATCGGGTACCTCCGCGATTCAACCATCCAGGTGGAGCCACTGCTCCGCACCCTACGGAAACACGGCATCCCGTGCACCCGCGAAACAGTGAAGGCATACCGTGACTCTGACGAGTGATCTGAAAGCTCTCCACCCGGATGTCCGCAACCGAATCCTCATCCTTGACGTTGAACGAGTCGCCGGTATCACCCAGCAGGCTTGGTGGGAACGCAAGGATCTGCAGAAACGGTACATCCACCACGAGACGGTGATCCGGGAACCGCGAACAACGATCGTGTGTGCGAAGTGGTACGACTCACCGGATATCATCCGCCTCACCGAGTGGGACAAGGGTGGGCGCGGACAGTTCCTCAAGAACGTTCACGAGCTCATGTCGTCCGCCGACATCATCGTCGGCCACAACCTCGACAACGCGGACATCCCTTGGCTCGAGGGCGACCTGTACTTCCCTCGCATCGGTCACAAGCACAAACCGAGCCTGCCCCCGCTGCCACCGTTCAAAACGGTCGACACGCTCAAGGTTGCACGCCGCTTCAAGTCCGGTGTGGCATTCAAGTCACTCAACGCTCTCTGCCAGATCCTCGAGATCCCTGCAAAGACCGACGAGTACGACCGTGACCGCATGGAACGTGCAGTCGCCGGCAACCAGGAAGACCGTGACAGGCTCGTCGAATACTGTGCCGGTGACGTCATCGCCACCCAAGGCCTATACGACTGGTTACGGCCACACATCAAAAACCACCCGGCACTGTTCGTAGACGGACGCGACAAGCTCACCGTCTGCAACCGGTGCGGGTCAACCACGATGCCCACCTCACGACGTTACGTGGCAAACGTGCTCACGTACACGATGCTCAAGTGCACGAGCTGCGGCGGTTACTCACGCCTCAGCATCGAACCTGAGCGCATGTCGATGATCCGCGGCGTCTAACAAACCTCCCACCTCCCACGCGAATAGCCATAGGCAGAAGCCACATCGTAAGGCAACCGGCGTCGAGGCATGGTGGGGACAACCAAAAGAGTCCAATACTCTGCACGCAACCATGTGCTGTGTGCAGAGTATTGGGCTCCACCTTTCGTGCAGGGAGCTGATCGTGGATGACGAAGACTTCACCGCAGCAACCTGCGACGCGTGCGGCACGAATGTTCGTGCACGCGGCGTCATCTCACTACCCAGCGGACGAGTACTCGCTTACTGCTTTCACCACCTGAACCGTCATCGGTCAGCAGCGGAAGCAATGGGTGCACTCGTCGTCGAACTCGTCGCTGTCTGAAAGGACACGCTCATGGAGAGCGATCGACTGACCGTGCACGCGATGGCCGTGCAAGCCCTTGAGGGTGAGGGCGATTTCCTGCTATCCCTCGACTCGCACGTTGGTGAAGACGATGAATGAACGCGAACTCGAAGTAGACGCACACGTCGCAGCAGGACGAATCACCGTGTACGCGGACGGGCAAGACTTCCTCGAAAGAGCAATCCCACATGAGTGACCAGACACGCGCCAACCTCGAACAATCCATCGGCGCACACATCGCAGACGCATTCCCCGGCGACTACACATCCGGGTGGATCGTCGTCGTCGCATCCTCATCCCTCGAAAGACCCGACGCCACCAACTACCGGCTCGTGTCACCAGACGGACAACCCTTCCACGTTGACGACGGGCTCATCAACGTCGGCAAGAAAATCATCCGCGATTCATGGGACGAAGACGGCGACGAAGATGACTGAACTTGCGTTCAACATCGCTGGATTCGGAATCGCCGCGCTCTTCGCCATTGGAGCATGCGTGCTACTCCTGCTGCACACATGGCTCAAGTCTCTCGAACGCGGCGAGCACGAGAACGAAGAAGAATGATGCGCACACTCAAAGGTGCAGTCATCATCATCACACTCGAGATCATGACCTGGATTCTTTGGAAGCCCGCGATCAAACCTGGCATCCGCTGGCTATTCACGCGCGTCGAAGTGCAAACACACCCCGACTGCAAACCCCGCTACTGGACAACACGCAACGGTGTACGCACAGAAGGGCCATGGACATGACCACCCACACCTGTGCATGCTGCAACCGTGTCATCCTCGTAGCCACCGCCGGCATCACCACATGCGTATGCGGAGTACGACACCACGCAGCACCCACCAACGGGGCCAGCTCGTGACCGAACTACACCACGACGAACACCCATGCGACTACTGCGGCACCATCTGGTCAAGCGAATCCGCAATGGAACGATGCGACTGCGGCGACACCACCGCCACCCTCTCACCATCCAAGAGCAGGGTGCGCTATGACTTGGGGTATGACTAATGTCTATTGAGATCCCGGCATCAGCAAAGGTGCTCCCGAAACGCATCGTCGTTGACGACATCAAGCGGGACATTCTCATCGATGGCGTCTCAATCCCGTGGCACATCTCACCCCGCATCGAGGTCACTTCTCGACCAAACGAAGAGACCACCGTATGGATTGGTATACCTGCGTCCGATGTGCAAGTGATCCTAGACGCCTCGGCCACTACTAGACAATGAACTCCACACCCCACACAGATGCCCTCGCCAACGTGCGAGGGCATCTGTCGTTAACGAGGTGAACATGCGTGAAGGACGAAGTGATGCGCTCCGCAAGAAACACCGAGCCATCATCGCCAAAGCAAAACCCTCATGCCACATCTGCGGCAAGCCCATCGACTACACGCTGCCCTACCCAGACCCAGGATGCTTCGTCGTCGACCACGTAGTCGCGATCGCTAACGGCGGGTCGGACACGATCGAGAACAAGAAGGCAGCGCATCATGCCTGCAACTCGAAGAAGAGAGCGCGAGTCTACGCGCCAATCATTCGACGCAGCGGCGCACTCGACTGACAAGAAGAAACCCCGCAACGGCGGCAACCGTTCGGGGTCGTGACCGAACCCATAGGAGGAGTTCGATATGAACAATCGTACATGCACCGGCTGCGAAAAGATATTCATTCCCACACATGGGCGGCAACGATGCTGCTCCATCGAATGCCGCAAGCCAAACCACGCAATCGTCACACTCACATGCGACTGCTGTGGTGGGCCTGCCACCAAGTACCGGCAAGCCAGGCGCTACAACGCAACCTACTGCGGCACGCTATGCCGCGACTTTGCCAAGTATGGACCGACATCGTGCACCATCCCCAAACATCACTGGGCGAGATGGTACGGACGAACTTCAATATGGAAGCCACCACTCACCCGCAACGATGGCACCTGCCAATGGTGCGGGTCGGCCAACCCGCGCGGCATCTCCGCCTCCTTCTGCTCACCCAGGTGCAAGCAGGGTGCTAAGCATCAACGGCGCCGCGCCCGCGAGTACGACGCACCCGGTGAGTACAGATACGCCGACGTCATCCACCAGTTCAGGCGACAGGGCCACGCCTGCGCCTACTGCCTCCGCCGCATCGATGGCCTGCCAGATCCAGAACACGTTCGAGCCCTGTCCCGAGGTGGACGCAATGACATGACCAACATCGTTGCCGCATGTGGACCATGCAACTCGGACAAGCGCGACCTAAGCCTGACCGAATGGTCCGCTGACCGAGCTCGACGCGGGCTTGATGCCGTGAACATCACGCTTGCCGGTCCCGCTTACGCGAACCTAATCCTCTGAGAAAGAACACTCGTTCGGTTCCACCCTGAGCACCAGGGGGAGGGGAGGGGGTGGGCGTCTCGCTGTAGGTCTCGGGGTCTTCGGATCGTCTCTCTCTGGTGTTTTTTTCGTTTCCCTCAGGAGGTTCCCATGTCGAGCATTCGAAAGTCTGTTCTGCGCGCCGTGGCCCCTGACGAGGCTCCGGAGCCCCCGAAGATCCTGACTCTCGCTGAGGCGATCGAGTCGGGTGACTACTTGCAGATTCTTCTGGCTCAGCGTCGTGATATTGCTACGGATCTTCCTGATGAGAAGGGGCCAGCGAAGGCTGCCCTGCATCGTCAGCTCTCTCTTCTGTCGAAGGAGATTGAGGGTTTGCAGCGGGGCGATGAGGAGGGCGCGGAGGGCGGCGCGAATGTCGAAGATGGAGAGTTCGAAGCCGCGGCTATCTGACGTTGCGCGGCATGTTGTGTACCCGTCTGGGATCGTTTCTACTGCGTGGCCTCGTGTGGTTGCGCAGTGTGCGGCGATGGGTGTTGAGTTCGATTCTTGGCAGCATGGTGTTGGTTCGATTGCTCTGGGTAAGTCGAAGAATGGGAAGTATGCGGCCACCATTGGTGGCGTCGTGCTTTCGATTCCGAGGCAGGTAGGGAAGACCTTCCTTGTCGGGATGATCGTGATTGCGCTGTGCATTCTGAACAAGCGTATGACCGTGTTGTGGACTGCTCATCGGACGAAGACCGCAACGAAGACCTTTCAGACCATGCAGGGCATGGTGAAGAAGAAGAAGATCCGCGGTCATCTCGCTGCAGGGCGAAATGACGGCATCCGTACGGCGAACGGTGAGCAGGAGATCCGGTTCCGCAACGGCTCCGTGATCATGTTCGGCGCCCGTGAGGGTGGTTTCGGGCGTGGTTTCGATGAGGTCGACGTCGAGGTGTTCGATGAGGCGCAGATCCTTGGCGAGAAGGCACTTGAGGACATGGTTGCGGCGACGAACCAGTCTCGCCAAGAGGCTGGCGCTCTGTTGTTCTTCATGGGCACGCCGCCGAGGCCTTCTGATGCTGGTGAGGAATGGCTGGGTCGACGCGACGACGCGCTGAGCACGAAGCCTGATGACGAGGTTGTGGGTCTGTCGGAGGACATGGTGTACGTCGAGTTTTCGGCGGACAAGGATGCTGATCCTGACGACCGGAGCCAGTGGGCGAAGGCGAACCCGTCGTTTCCGCATCGTACTCCGCTCGAGTCGATGTTGCGTATGCGCAAGCAGCTCAAGAACGAGGATTCGTTCAAGCGCGAGGCGCTTGGTATCTATGACGCTCTCGACTCCGGGCAGGTCATCGATGACGCTTCTTGGGGTGCCGTTTCCGATCCGGCCTCTATGCCTATTGAGCGCTTGACGTTGGCGGTTGATGTTTCTCCCGATCGTCGCGTTGCTGCTGTGTCGCTGGCTGGTCAACGTGCTGATGGGCTTTGGCATGTTGAGCTCGATCAGCACCGCAAGCACACCGACTGGGTGGCGGCATGGGTGACTTCTCGCGCCGAGAGGAATCGGCTGCATGCGGTCGTCATTGATGAGCTGTCGGGGCTTGTTGAGGAGCGCAAGGGGCGCAACTACCTCAAGGGGACCGATGTGGTTGTGACGTTGGCTGCATCGGAGGGGCGTGACATGGCGATTGCTTCTGGTCAGCTCTATGACGCGGTGATGGAACCTCGTCCTCGTGTGCGTCATGTGGATCAGCCTCAGTTGAACGTGTCTGTGTCGGTTGCTCGTAAGCGTGTGATGCGTTCGGGCGGTTGGGCGTGGACGCCGAACGATGAGTCGTCTGATATCACGCCGATTGTGTCGGCGACTTTGGCGCTTTGGGGTGCTCAGAAGGATGACGTGGAGCGTCCGACTCGACGTAGGACTAGTGAACGGACGGCGGTGATGCTTTCGTGATTGATTCGGTGCGTATCCCGCAGTTTTCTGATGATGAGAATCGGACTGTGAACAGGCTTCTTGAGCGGCTTGGTGAGAAGGCTCCTCGAAATCTGTTGCGTTCGTCGTTCTATGATGGTCGTCGGGCGGTTGAGCAGGTTGGGACGATCATCCCTCCGCAGTATTCGAACATCGCTCTGGCGTTGGGGTGGACTGCGAAGGGTGTTGATGGGCTTGCTCGTCGGTGCAACATCGACCGTTTTGTGTGGACTGATGGCGAGCTCGATTCACTTGGTTACAGCGAGTTCGTTGACTCTAACTTTCTATTCTCGGAGCTCTCTCAGGGCCGCACGGACTCTCTGATTCATGGCGTCTCGTATGTTGTGAACACTCAGGGTGGCGAGGGTGAGCCTGAGTCCCTGGTGCATGTGCGTGACGGGCTGTCGTCGGTCGGTACGTGGAACCCTCGAAAGCGTCGTCTTGATGACTTCTTGTCGATCACTGATGTGGATGAGTCGGGCGTGAAGGAATTGAACCTTTACCTCGAGAACGTGATTCTGACGGCTGTCCGCGAGGGGAGTATGTGGGAGGTCACGGAGCAGCGTCACGGTTGGGGCGTCCCTGCTGAGCCTCTGGTGTACCGCCCGCGCACATCGCGACCGATGGGGCGCTCGAGGATCACTCGCCCGGCTATGGCGATCCAGGAGGCTGCACTTCGCGCTCTGGTTCGGCTTGAGGCGCACATGGACATCTATGCGATCCCGAAGCTGATGCTTCTTGGCGCTGATGAGTCGATCTTCAAGAACCCGGATGGTTCGTTGAAGGCTTCTTGGCAGATCGCGATGGGCCGAGCGTTTGGTATCCCCGATGATGATGAGGCTTCGAATCCGCGCGCGGATGTGAAGCAGTTCTCTGCTGAGTCGCCTGAGCCGCATCTTGCCCAGTTGAATGCGTTGGCGAAGCTGATGGCGCGTGAGACGGATCTTCCTGATTCTGATTTCGCTTTGACGGACATGGCTAACCCGACTTCTGCGGATGCGTATAACGCATCTCGGGAGAACTTGATCGCTGAGGCCGAGGGGAGCATGTCGGATTGGGATGCTTCGATCCGGCGAGCGTTCACTCGTGGGCTTGCAATCCAGAACGGCCTTTCTGAGATCCCGGATTCGTGGGGTTCGATGCAGGTTGGTTGGCGTTCACCGATCTACCTGTCTCGCGCGGCTGAGGCTGATGCTGGCGCGAAGGAGATCGCTTCTCTGCCGGATTGGGTGAAGGAGACGACGGTTGCTATGCGGCGCCTTGGGTGGTCTCAGCAGGAGATCAATGAGGCTCTTGCAGAGCGTCAGAAGAGCGTGGGTCGTCAGGCGGCGGCGTCTTTGATTGCTGCACGTCAGACGGAGGTTCCGAATGGTGACAGCGCAGGAGTCGAAGCAGCTTCTAACGCTGCTGGGTGATGATGCGGAGGATCAGGTGCGGTGGATGCTGCGCCGGTCTTCCGGGTCGTGGGAGTCGCGTCGGCTGCAGTTGCTTGACACTGTGCCTGATGTTGTGGGCTTCTATTCGGAGGGGTCGTCGGCGCTTGCTGCTGATTTCTATGACGATTCCCGTGTGGGTGCGCCTGGTTCGTATGCTGCGAGTCCGGTGATTCTTGATCGAACGGTGAAGATCCGCCGGGGGATTGCGTGGGCGTCTGAGCCGTTGTCTGTCGATGATGACGAGCTGGCCGCGGCCCGGTTCGCTCAGTTGATGCGGACGGAGATGGCGCGCCCGTATCGCGACACGATTCTCACGAATCGGAAGCAAGATCCGGCGTGTGTGGGGTGGAAGCGGATCACACGCGGTTCGGCGTCGTGCAAGTTCTGCCGGATGCTTGCCGCTCGTGGCGCTGTGTACCGCGAGGAGACGGCGACGTTCGCTTCTCATGATTCGTGCATGTGTACGGCGGCACCTGTTTTTAAGGGCGGCACGATCGGGCCTGAGGCGGACGCGGTGCAGTACATGGCGTCGAAACGTCGTCGCACCGCTAAGGAGAAGGCGTTCCTGCGTGACTACCTCGCAGGAAACTTCCCCGATTGATCGCACATCTCAACCAAAGCTTCGGCCACCTTCGGGTGGCCGTTTGTGTTTCACGGGTTCTTCCGTGGCCGCACCTCGACGGCTTCGAGGGTCATGGGCGTACGGCCCCTAAACGGAAGAGGTCTCGGCATGGCTGAGGAAACGGCCCCCACTACGGGCACGGAAGAAACCAACGGGCAGGGCACGGACGATAAGGAGTTCCAGGCGATCACGTCGCAGGAGGACTTCGACAAGGCAATCCAGGCCCGACTTGCTCGGGAGCGCGCGAAGTTCAACGACTACGACGACCTGAAGGCGAAGGCCGACAAGTTCAAGAAGTTTGAGGACGCTCAGAAGACAGAAGCGCAGAAGGCGCAGGAGCGACTCGAGGCCGCTGAGAAGCGTGCCGTCGAGCTCGAACTGAAAGCCACTCGCGCTGAGGTCGCTGCGGCCAAGGGTGTCCCGGTGGAGCTGCTGTCTGGCAGCACCCAGGCGGAACTTGAGGCAGCCGCAGATGCGCTCATTCAGTTCAGGGGAGAGCAGGCGCCGGCTGGCAGTCTGCGCGTCCCCAGTGAAGGCAAACGTGCCGCGGTTGGTGGCACGACGGCGGACGCTTTTGCGGCGTTCGCTGCTAATAAACTCTAGGAAAGGACAACCCAATGGTTGATCTCTCTCGCGGCACTACGAACGCCGCTGACCTTCTCCCCAAGGAGATTTCGGCCGAGATCTGGTCGGACGCACAGGAGCAGTCGGCTGTCATGCAGCTTGCTACCCCGATCCGCGTTCCCGGTTCCGGTCTCACCATCCCGATCATTACCGGCGATGCTGCTGCTGACTGGGTTGCTGAAACCGGCAAGAAGCCGGTTTCTCGCGCGACCCTCGGCAAGAAGGTTCTGACGCCGTACAAGCTGGCGGTCATCGAGACGTTCTCTGACGAGTTCCGTCGTGACCTTCCCGGTGTTTACGCCGAGCTTCGTCGCCGTCTGCCTGGTGCGATCGCGAAGAAGTTCGACTCGACTGTGTTTGGTACGACCGCTCCCGGTTCTGGCTTCGACACTCTTGGTGGCGCGACTGCGGTCCCGATTGGTCCGCACGCTACCGACGTGAAGAAGAACACCTATAGCGGACTGGTGAAGGCTTACACCGATATCGCCGCAGCGGGTGGAACCCTCGATGGTTGGGCTCTGTCCAGTCAGGCGAAGGGTCTTCTGCTTGGACAGGTCGACTCGACCGGTCGCCCGCTCCTGTTCAACGACATTCAGGCAGGTTCCCCCGTTGGAAGCCTGCTGGGCGAGCCCGTGTACTACACGCAGGGCGTCAACAACGGATCGACGATCGGCTTCGCTGGCGACTGGTCTTCGGCGTACTACGGCACGGTTGAGGGCATCAAGGTCGACATTTCGAACCAGGCTTCGATTGTTGATGGCACGGTCGAGGTTGCGACGGGTGTCAACATCCCGAACGTGATCAACCTGTGGCAGCAGAACATGTTCGCGGTGCTTGTTGAGGTCGAGATCGGCTTCATTGCACGCGACGTGGCTCGTTTCCGCAAGATCACCAACACCACCATCTCCTAAGCAGGAGTGACAGAGAGGGGGCGGTCATGGCTGTGACTCCCGCAACAATCGCGGTCGCACTTGGTGTGGCCGCCCCCGAATCTGGGTCGATCACGGAGAAGCAGTGGGATCTGTGGATTGATGATGCGACGATGCTGATTGAGTTGCGCGCCGAGCAGGTGGGTGTGGACTTTGATGGCATTGGCGAGGCGAAGATCGACTATGTGGTGCGTGAGGCGGTTGTCGCTCAGGTGAAGAAGCCTGATGATGCCACTCAGGTGTCGATCACGGTTGATGATGGCACGACGTCGCGTTCGTACCGTTCGGGTAAGGGCCGCGTTTCGATCCTGGATGAGTGGTGGTCGCTTCTTGGCCTAACTGATCCTTCCGGGGCATTCTCGCTCGACATGGCGCCGGATCTGTACAGGCTTCCGCCTGACGACTGGTTCCCCACGACCACGGACGATTGGCGGGGGTGGCCGTGAGTCTTGGTGGCGACATTACTGCTGCTCTTCCGGGGTTGCGGGCTGAGGCCGAGTCGCGGATGTCTGAGACGGTGCAGGTTGGCCGGTTTACGGATGGCACTGATCCTGTGACTGGTGACCCGACACGGGTGCTCGCGACCTCACGTTACGAGGGTAAGGCTCGTATCCGTTGGGGTTCGCGTGAGGTGTCCAACTCGGATGCGACTAGTTCGCCGGTTGGTTCGCAGGAGCCGTACCTGTCTGTGCCGTTTGGTACTGGCCGGTTTTGGGCTGATGACGAGGTGTTGGTGACGGGCTCTTCTGATCCGTTGCTGGTTGGTCGTCAGTTCAGGGTGCAGGGTGCGGCTGTTGCTGGTCAGGTCACCGCGTACAGGTACCCGCTCACAGAACTGGGGTGAGTGATGGCTGATGACTTTTCGGAGTTGCGTGAGCTTGCCGCGGATCTGACTCGGGCGCCGGCTGAGGCTCGACCGTTCGTTCGGAAGGCGTTGCAGGTAACAGCGCAGCACATTAAGGATGACTGGCGCAAGGGCGCGAACCGTTCTGGCCTGGCACGGTATGCGGCAGACATCACGTACGAGACCAAAGAGAAGGCATCCGAGATCGAGGCCGAGATTGGCCCGACGATCGGCGACTCTGGTTCGTTTGGTTTCGTTGAGGATGCGGGTGGTGGCGTGAAGTCGGCGCCCCAGCATGCGGGTCGTGACGCGATGGAAGCGAACGAAGATGACTTCGCTGACGGCCTCGAGCATGCGATCTTCGATGGTCTTCGTGCTGCGATCGAGAAGGGGTGACGATGCGCGCTCATTTCAACGCATTCAAGGCGCTCCTGGTTGCAGTGTCGATCCTGTCAAACAAGGTGTTCTCGAACGTGCGCATCACGAACGGGACACCGGTTCGCGCGAACTACGTGATCCTGTTTCCTGATGGGCCGGCCGAGCTTGGTGATGGTCGCCTGACTGCACTGCAGCGGGCTGTCTCACGCGCTAAGTATCGCTATGACGTACGGATTGTCGCTGTTGACGCAGACGGGCTTCTGCTGCTCGCTGATGCCGTCCTATCGCTCATTGGGACTGTCCCTGTGGTGGATGGTCGCGACTGCGCGCCCGTGAAACTCGTGCCGGGTGTCGAAGAGGGTAAGGGCCGGTACGACTCGGTGACCGACCTCCACTACCTTGACCTTTCTCTTGAGTTCTGGTCGCAACCCGACGCCTAAAAGTCGGCGATATCGGTTAAACTAAAAGCGGCCCCAAACCGAGTGGTGGAACACTCGCCGGGGCCTAACCGAATCGTTGGGAGATTCAGCTGTGGACAAGTCTACCTGCACCTATGGCGAATGCGACGCACCAGCCGTGACGAAGCTTATGTGTACCAAGCATTACGGGCGCACGCGCTACCTGGCAAATCGTGATCAAGTTCTGGCGCGTGCTGCTGTGTACCGCTCGAAAAATCGCGAGATCATCCGAGAGAGAAATGCTGCTTCCTACCTGAAGCATCGCGACTCGCGGACGGCTGCAGCCCAAGCGAGGCGAGCCGTCCCGGAGTACGCAGAAGCTGCGCGACGCCGATCTCAGGAGTGGCGCGCGGCGAACCCGGATAGGTTTCGGGAAAGTATCAAGTCATACCGCGAGCGATTCCCGGAAAAGGTTGCCGAAAACTTGCGCAGGTGGCACGCAGCGAATCCAGAAAAGGTTCGCGTGCACCGGTCTCGCCGCAAAGATCACATCCGCCGGGCGGGCCGAATCGACTTCACGTCTGATCAGCTGGCCGCACGGATTGCCTACTACGGCGGTAAGTGCTGGATGTGCCGTGGCGAGTTCGAACACCTAGACCATGTGAAGCCGCTATCCCGCGGTGGAATCACCGCGCTGGCCAACCTGCGTCCAGCATGTGCGCGCTGCAACCTGTCTAAGAAGGACAGGTGGTTCGGCGTTTCCGAACTTCAGCGCTTTACTCGCTAACTCAACTACTCGAAGAAGGCTCCACTCCGGTGGGGCCTTTTTTGTTGCCCACGCGCAGCCGCTCGTAGGCTCCGTTGCCCCTCTGGGGCAGTGATTCCAAGGAGGCAAAATGCCGCTGGATGTTATCCCCCAGAGCTCGCAGAGCGATGGGAAATGGAAGATCGCTTTCGTGCCGAGCGGTAACCCGCTGTCGGTTGCGATTATCAAGGGCGCGAGCTCAAAAAACCTCACCTACTCGTACACGCCCGATGGGTTCAACTGGTCGATCACTCAGGCTGAGGTTGCTGACCCGCGTCTGACGCTCGTTCAGGATCTCTCTCGCCCCGGCAAGAAGAAGGAAACGCTCGAGCTCAAGTATGTGGACTCGGCGGATGCGAATGCTGCCGCGACGATCCTGACCGAAGGCACTTCGGGGTTCTTTGTTGTTCGTCGCGGTACGGACAATGCGACCGACTGGACCGTGGGCGACAAGGTGGACGTGATCACGTTCATTGCGGGCGCTCAGCGCCCGGACGCGCCAACCGAGAACGGCGTAGACACAGTGAGCCAGACGGCCTACATCACATCTGTCACGCAGCGTAAGGCAACGCTGATCGCGTGACTCAAGCCCCGGGGATGGGGTGATCTCACCCATCCCATCCCCGGTTTGTTCGTTAGGTGAGAGACACGGTGAGAGGTGAGAAACATGAGTAGCAGGATCAAGGATCTGATCGCGAAGCAGCGGGCCGAGATCGAGACATCGGCGCAGCAGAGCGTGGATGTTGTTCTGGGTGGCGAGCTGGTGACGTTGACATTTGATCGCGCGCAGCCTGATGAGTGGGATGCGCTGATGGTTGCGAATCCGGCGCGTCAGGGTGCGAAGAGTGATGCTTCCGTTGGGTACAACGTGAAGGCGGTGTCGAGGGCATACCCGCACGTGTCTGTCGATGATGAGGCTTTGGATGCGGAGACTTGGGGCGAGCTGTTTGACGCGCTCGACTCGGTGAACCGCAACAACGTCGAGGTCGTGATCTGGGGCGTGAATATCAATGACGCTCTGATGAAGTTGCGTGAACTGGGAAAAGCACGCGCGGACCAGAAGTAGCTCTGGCCCGCGGACTAGGTGTCTCAGTACGACGCTTCCTGGGATGGGAGCCCGCCGAGGTGACGTCGTACGAGTATGACGATGATGGGCGGATGGTTGCTGCGGTGACCGTTCGCGAGGCTGAGTTCTCTGGTTGGGATAGGGCGCTGTTCTATGACCTGTGGAGTAGGGAGAAGGAGCCGCGCGGACCGCATGGGCTGCTTCTTTCTGAGACAACAGATCCTGAGAACCAGTACGCCTATGATGTGCCCCGGAATGAGAAGGGCATCCCGACACCGGCTACCGACTATGCCCAGAAAGCGTTGGAAGACGCCCAGGCGGAGTACCGATCAAGGTACCCGAACGAGCCAATGGGTTCCAAGTTGTGGCGGGTTAGGAAGAAGAATCAGCCTCGTTCGGCGTAGTGCTTTGCTCCGCCGACTGCGGTGATCGCTAGGCCGAGTGCGGTGACCACGAATCCCCATAGCGGCTGACCGACGAGCAGCATCACGGCGATCAGGAACAGTCCGACCGCTGCTACGGCGAGTCCCAAGGCGACGATCGCTGACCATTTCATGCCCCTCAGTGTAGGGGCTTCTTGCATGTTGGGGGTGGTCCGGTTGGCGCAGCGGGTCGTATCGGTCAAGTTGTCGGCGGTTGTCGATGACTTTAAGAAGAACATGGCGGAAGCGGCAGATGCCGTCCGCGCGGTGGGTTCCCAGTCGGAGAAGCTTGCTCAGCAGCGCCAAGCGTTCACCATGCTCGGCACTGCCGGTGTTGCGATGGGCGCTGCTATTGCTGCCGGTATCGGTGTCGCGGTGTCTCGGTTTGCGGAGTTCGACCAGGCCATGTCGTTTGTTGCGGCTACTGGCGAGGACGCGCGGGGGAGCATGGAGGGGCTGCGTCAGGCGGCTCTGGACGCTGGTGCAGACACTGTGTTTTCTGCGACGGAGGCGGCTAATGCGATCGAGGAGATGGCGAAGGCTGGCCTGTCTGCGGCGGACATTCTTGACGGCGGTCTGACTGGTGCTCTGGATCTTGCTGCGGCTGGTGGTCTTGAGGTTGCGGATGCGGCTGGGATTGCTGCTACTGCTCTGAAGACTTTCAATCTTGAGGGTACGGACATGTCTCATGTCGCTGACCTTCTGGCTGCGGGTGCCGGTAAGGCTATGGGCGACGTGACTGACCTGTCTGCCGCGCTGAACCAGACAGCACTGGTTGCCAATTCGACCGGCCTGTCTATCGAGGAGACGACTGCTGGCCTCGCCGCCTTCGCTTCTCAGGGTCTGCTGGGTTCTGATGCGGGCACGAGCTTCAAGACCATGCTGGGAGCCCTCACGCCGAACTCTGCGAAGGCTGCAGATGAGATGGAGCGACTGGGCATCTCGGCGTATGACTCTCAGGGCAAGTTTGTTGGCCTGTCTCAGTTCGCGGGGCAGTTGAAGACTCAGATGGCTGGTCTGACGGATGAGCAGCGTAACGCGTCGCTCGAGATCATGTTTGGTTCGGATGCTGTCCGTGCTGCGACTGTCCTCTATTCGGAGGGTGAGTCTGGGATTCGTGACTGGATCTCTGCGGTTGATGATCAGGGTTACGCGGCTGAGACTGCGGCGACCCGTCTTGACAACTTGATCGGCGATTGGGAGAAGTTCACGGGCGCCCTGGACACCGCGTTCATCACCATGGGCGAGGGCGCAGACGGCCCGTTGCGGGCTATTGTGCAGGGACTTACCGGGCTGGTGGATCAGTTCAGTTCTCTGCCTGGTTGGGCGCAGCAGGCGGCTCTTGGCGTCGCGGTTGTCACGGCTGGGATCGGTCTTGTTGGCGGGGCGGCATTGCTTGCTATTCCGAAGGTTGTAGAGCTGAAGATCGCGGTCGAGACGCTGGGTGTGTCCGCTTCGACTACTTCCCGACTCATGGGTCTTCTGGGCAGGGCTGCTGGCGTAGCGGGGGTAGTGGGCGTGTTCGCGTTGGCTACTGCTGCCGCCAACGAGCTCGGCAATGCCCTTGCCGACTCCATCGGCCCTTCTGCTGAGGAAGTCGCCTCTAAGACGGCGCTAGCTAAGACCGGTGTTGAACTCTTCTATGCGGCATTGCAGCGCAGGGATGCGAACGTGTCGATCGAGAAGGTTCCCGAGCTGCTGAGCAAGGCTGGTGGCGCTCTTGATGACGCCGCCGATCAGGCGAACGAGTGGTGGAATGCCATTGGCGCCGAGAATCGGGACACGCTTTCAACGGTGTACGCGCTTGGTGAGGAGCTCAAGAACCTGGCTCAGACGGATATTGGCGCTGCTTCGGCACAGTTCCGCACCTTCGCCGAAGATGCTGGCCTGACCGAGCGCCAGATCAGTCAGGCGTTGAAGGAGATGCCCGGGTTCCGCGATGAGCTGATCAAAGCGGCGAAGGCTGCTGGTGTCGCTTCGGATGAGCAGTCCCTACTGAACTTTGTTATGGATGAGGGGACTGAGGTTACGTCGTCGGCTGCTGATTCGTATCTTGAGGAAGCGGATGCTGTTTCTGATTTGCAGGATCAGTTGATGACTCTGATCGAGACAATCAACGAGGCAAATGGGATCGGGCAGGATGCGATCTCTCAGAACATTCGTTATGAGGAGACTCTGGACGCGGTTGCTCAGGCGATTGCGGAGGGTGCTCGCGGTTTGGATATTGGCACCGAGGCCGGCCGTAAGAACATGGACATGCTGAATAGCTTGGCCATAGATGCGCAGTCCGCAGCAGCCGCTCAATTGGAGCTTGACGGTTCGACTGAGGGCTATACGGCACGGATGAAGACGGGTCGGGATGCCCTAATTAATTCGGCGATTGCGATGGGGGCGACCCGGGATCAGGCCGTGGCGTTGGCTGATGATATCTTTGCGATTCCTTCGCAGAGGAAGATCGACATCATTGCGAACACGGCACAGGCTAAGAACCGGATTCTGGATTTGGTGAACAGTTTCAACAAGTTGCCGGCGTTCAAGAACATCACTGTTCAGACGACGCAGGTTGGTGTGGGGACGGTGTTGAAGCCGGATGGGAACGCGAATGGTGGGTTCTACTCGAACGGTGTGAAGGCGTTTGCGGGTGGCGGGTTTGAGCCTGGCATTTACCCGTATGCGCAGGGTGGTATTCATAAGTTCGCTGAGGAGTATGACGAGGCGTATATCAGTCTTGATCCTGCTCGCCGGTCTCGTTCTGAGTCTGTGTGGGTGAAGACGGGTCAGGAGATGGGCATGTTCTCGAACGGGGTTCAGCAGGCCATCTCTCTCGACGGGCTGGCTATCACCGGCACGCTCGAGATCGGTGGCGACGGTCTTGCCCGCATCGTCGACGGACACATCAACCAGTACGACAACAGCCGGTCGCAGACGACACGTAGGGGAGTGAGGCGGTAATGAGTGCTCCTACGTTGACTGTGTATTCGAACGCGGCGCCGTGCCCGCGCGTGGAGGTGTTCTTTCCTTCGTTTGATGCGGGCACGGCGTCGGTTACGGTGTATCGGATTGCGGCTGGTGAGGAGCGGCAGGTTCGGGGCGCGGTTCTGGCCCCGACTGGTGGAACGTTGACGCGCATCGATTTTGAGGTGCCGTTCAATATTCCGGTCACCTACCGGGCCGAGCAGTTCAACTCGGCTGGTGTTTCGTTGGGGTTCACGCCGTCTGCTGTCGTGACCCTTGCAAGCGCAACGACGTGGATGCACAACCCGCTTGACCCTCAGGGGTCGGTTGTTGTGTTCTTCGGTGAGGATGGCGATTGGTCTGTGACGCGTCCCACTCCGGGTTCCGTTTCGCACCCGAAGGGGCGGCGTGTAGGTGTCGTGCTGTCGGAGCCGCGTCAGGGTGTTGTGGGTTTGAAGTTGACCGTGCGCACTTCGAACGATGAGGACGCAGACCGGGTTCAGACGATGTGTGGTGCGAATGGGATGCCGCCCGTGCTGTGCATCCGTATGGGGCTGCGGGATCAGAATCTTCGAGTTCCGCAGCCACTGTTCTTGTCTGCCCTGAATGTTGCCGAGGTTGATATGACAACCCGGTGGGGTGGTAGCGAGCTCGCACACAAGGTCGATGGTGACGAGGTTGATCCTCCGATCCCAGGGCTGTTCGTTCCGCTGCTTCGTCGCAAGGATCTGAACTTCGTGTTCGCGAACAGGACCGCACTGAACGCCGCGGGTCTGACCCGTGCGGACATCAACCGTTTGTATCAGTACGCCGGCGCTGCCGGGTAAGGGGGCGTCATGCGTCAGTCGAGTGCTGAGCTTGTGGAGGTCCTGTCAGGCTCTTTCGAACGTGACCTGACGGTGAATGTGTTCACTGGGTCTGACCGGGTGTTGGAGGATGAGCGCTTCGAGTCGTGGCAGTTGGATTCCGATCTTGGGGGGAAGGTGTGTTCGTCGGGTTCGGGGACGATCGTTCACGATTCGGTGAATGGTGAGTCTCTGAGCCCGGTGGGTACGTCTGGCCCGTTGTCCGCTTTCCGGGCGCGTGTTGAACCGGTCATGACGATTCGTGCAGGGACGTTTGTTGAATCGGTGTCGTTGGGGACTTTTCGTGTCACCGGCAACCCGTTCGCGGTCGATTCGACCGCAACTTTCGATGATCGTGAGCTGGTGACTGTCTCGACTGTCGGCATGCGGTTCTTCTCGCTGGATGAGGACATCAACCGGTGGGGGTTCCGCTTCCCGGAACAGTCGAAAGCTGGTTCGTCTGCGTACGGTGAGATCCGACGCATCACGGGCATGCCGGTTGAGGAGATGCTCCCTGACGTGAACTTATCGGTAGCGAAGGTGTGGGAGGCGAAGCAGGGGAGCAGGCTCGAGGCGGTTCTCGAGTTGGGGCGCATCTTGGGTGGTTCGGCTGTGGTGAATAGCCGTGGCGCGTGGGAGATCATCCCGGACGTTATCGGCACCCCTGTCGCGACGCTGAGGCTTGGTGAGTACGGGACCGTTCTTGACGTAGCCGACGAGATTGACACGGACGCTGTCTACAACGAGGTTGTGGGAACGTTTGAGAACGCGAACGGTGACCCCATCTATTCGGTCGCTGCCGTTTCGACCGGCGACCTGTCGATCGATGGCCCATACGGGCGGAACACGCAGTACTACTCGTCTGATTTGGTGAAGACGCAAGCGCAGGCGGATGCGGCAGTGAAGTCTGTGCTGGCTTTGTCTACCGGGTCACAGGCGTATGAGGTTCAGATTCAGTGTCACGTGAATCCACTGGTCGAGATCGGTGACGTTGTGTCCCTTGAGGGGTGGAAGCGTCCGATGGTCGGGCAGGTGCGCAAGGTTTCGCTTTCGGATTCTGCGTACATGAATGTGACGATGAGGGTGTATCGGGAGTTGTCGTGACGGATGCTGAGGATCTTGCTGTCCGTGCTGCTGCGGCTACGACGTCTCGGTCTGAGATTGGCACGTTCGTTCGCATGGATGGCCGGTTCGCTGTTGTCAATATCGGTGCGTCGACTATCCCCATTCCGTGTGATGGCTTCTACCCGCCGGTGGCTGGTATGTCGGTCCGGGTTGACTGGGTGAACGGTGTTGCCGCAGTGAAGGGTCCGGTTCGACCGTTGAACCCGCTGGGGAAGATCACTGCGACAGGTTCACCTCGGGCGACGGCGACGGTTGATGGGACGGCCTACCTTCTGTATTACAGGTCCGGCTACACCCCGACGTTGAATGACGACGTGGAGATCAACTGGGCGACCGGGATTATCCAGGGGAAGGTTACGGGGGTTAGTACCCCTGATGCTCCTGGTGAGAACGGTGGCAGCACGGCGCCGTTTAGTCTGATCGTCCGTGCGGCGAACAGTTCCCGCTACCAGCCTGGTTCCGGTTGGTGGGGGAATGATCCGTGGGCGAGCTCGAGCAACAACGGCATCTGGGTGTACGGGAACCGTGTCAAGGATGCGGTGGGGTCGGGGACTGTGACTTCGGTCGACATCTACTTGCCGCTGATCGGTGAGGTTGGCCTGGCGTCGATCGGTGTGCACGCGCACCCATCCATACCGGGCGGTGCGCCTACGATCGGTTCCCTTTCTGCCATGCCCTTGGGTCGCCGGAACGGTTGGATTCGCTTGCCTGGTTCGTTCGGTTCCTACCTGGCGGCCGGTGGCCGCGGTATCGGTGTCACGGCTCCTGGCGGTGGCGGTTACACGCGGTGGCGGGGGACTGCTTCCGATTCGCTTTCGGGCGCGCTGCGCATCAACGGCACCCGCTAACCCCCACCCGCACATTCTTCTGGCTCACCTTCGGGTGGGCCTTCTCTCGTTAAGGAGGCCCACCTTGGCCGTTGACTCTTATGACCCGACTACGGGTCGCCCAATCTTCCTCGACACGGGCGCGCCTGATATTGGCGTGGACCCTACTGAGGTCGGTAAGTATGCGGCTGACGTCGGGAACCGGATCGTGCGAGCAGACCTCGCCGCGCTTGACGCCTACACGTATAAGCGTCAGGGGCTCAGCGGGCACGCGTTGGACACGAAGATCAACTATGTCCACGATGGTGTCGGTTGGGTTCCTGCCAGTGGTGGGGGGACGGTAACGCTCACGGCTTTCGGTGCGAACTGGAACGCAACCTCGGGGTATGAGCCTTTCCTTGTGGTCGATGGTGAATGGCGTGAGCTGATCGGTGCGGCCAGTCGTCTTTCGGGTGGTTCTCTTGCGACGATCCTGACAATCCCTACCGGCCATCGCCCGACTGGGAACCAGTTCCTTGGGGCGCACATCACTTCTACAGGAACGTTCTACGAGCTGCACCTGAATGCGTCTGGGGTGCTGTCGGTCCCGACCGGTTACGGCAACTCGACCGCGCCGGGTGCTTATCCGTTGCGTTCACGCTGGCGCGTCAGCTAGGGGGAGCTATGGCCCGTAGGTATCGGAATGGTGAGGTTCCCGTGTCGTGGTTGATCGAGTTCGATTCGGGCTACAACAGCGTGGATGGGGCGTGGGTTCATAGCCTGCCGCCGTCCACGTACCGGAAGCATCTGGCGTTGGTTGCTCTGGCGAAACGGAACACGGGCCGGGATCTTCGGATCGGTGTTGGCTGGTGCGCTTATCGACCCATTGGTCCCCAGCGGATGCTCAAGAAGCGGTTCGGGATCATGGCCGCAACTCCTGGCACTTCGTCGCATGGCGGGTTCTGGGAAAACGAAGAGGTCATGGCGATCGATTACGGCAATTGGTCGCACGTGTACGCCGGCAACCGGGCTGCATGGTTCCGTGATGTGCGCGCTGTGGGTCTGGTTCCAGACATGATCTCGCCCCGCCGCGGTTATCCGGATGAGCCATGGCACGTGATCGACCGCGACCCGTGGGCTGCGGTCCCGAGTGGCGGCAACGTGTCGCGACCTGGTGTGGGTGTCCCCACAGAACCTATTGAAGAGATCGTTGATGAAGAGGAGGACGAGATGAAGCCTCGTCAGATTCACTATGTCCAGCCGAACGGGAAGATCGTTCGGGCAGAGTTCGTGCCTGGCACGTCGTACTTTGTGCCTTGGGGTGAGGGTACGGCGTCGGTGATCGCGAATGCCCTGTCGACTTCGCACGAGACGGGTGCTTCGGTGCTGCTGCCGCAGAAGGTGTGGGAGAACTTCCGTGCCGCTGCTGAGGCGATGCTGCCGAAAGATCGTGTCCGTGTGGAGATCGTTGACGCGGAGAGTTGATTCCGGTGCCTTACCGGTATTTGGATAACGTGGCGCCGCGTTCTCGTCTGGCGGGGGTGGTCGAGTGGATGTGCTGTCGTTCTTCGCCAACCCGGTAGTCCGCGACATTGGTGCGGTTGGTCTCGTCGCTCTCGTCGTTCTGATGATCTTGACTGGCCGACTGATCCCGAAGTCCACGCACGATCGTGAGCTTGCTGCTGCAGATCAGCGAACGTCCGATGCTGTGGCTCGCGGCGACGAGTGGAAGCAGACAGCGAAGGACACTGAGTCTGTCAACGCTGTTGTGCGTGCCCAGAACAGCGAGCTCATCGAGGCGAACAAGGTTGTCAAGGCGTTCCTGCAATCTGCAGGCCCTGCCGTCATGGACGGAGGTGCGTGATGTGGGGCAACAAACCAAAGACGGAATCGATTGTCGTTCCCGACGATGTTCACGAGGCCCAGTCGATGCGCGCTAAGGCATCGGAAGACTTGCGCGAGTTGGAGAACCAGGGTCCAGCGATCACGCGCCTTGCGTCCTATCTTTCTGAGCGCCGTCAACTGAATCACTTCGGTGAGTCAATCCAGATCACATTCACTCGGAGGGGTCATGCCTGAGCTGCTTACTTTCACCGACCCCATTGCGGACGTGGGGATCATCTTCGCGTTCTTCTCCGCGCTGGCGTTCGTCATTTCTTACGCCACGTTCTTCAACTGGAAACTCACCCAGGCAGGACGCGCGCTCATGTATTTCGTGATCGCGCTGCTTTCAGTCGCCCTGCTGTCTTTCCTTGGGCGGTGGCTTGGTCCTGAGTATTGGGGGCGAGAAGTCCTTCGACCGGTCACGTGGTGGGCGGTCGCTATCACTTCCATGCGCCTCACGTGGGTGCTGTGGACATCATCTCGACAGGGCCAGTCACTCGACATCGAGTCCCGGTCTCGAAAGAACTAAGGAGTAACACACATGAGTATCCCTACTTCGGACGCTCTCGGCTCGATCATCGGATCAGCTCGAGTTCGTAAGGCCATCTATGCGGCGTACGTTGTCGCGATCGTCGTCATTGGTGCGATCCAGGTTGGGTTCGCTGCGGTGAGCGCCGGCCAGCCTGAGTGGCTGACCGTAGCGCTTGCCGTGACTGCCTATCTGGGTGTGCCAGTCGGCGGTCTCGCTGTTGCCAACGCAAGCCCGTCCGTGTCGCGTGATGACGTACTGGCACCACTGGTCAACCTGACCCCCACTGAAATCGAGGCGGACATTCAGGCCGCCGCATCCCGGAAGGGGATCTAACTATGGCTGTTAGCGCGTTTGTCTTCGGACAGTTCCTGGATCACCTCGCTCAGAAGCGGATTGATCTGGATTCGGACACGATCAAGGTTGCTCTGGCGACGTCGGCGTGGACTCCGAACCAGGACACGAACGACTACTTCGATGATGTGACGAATCAGGCGACGGGCACGGGGTACACGGCTGGTGGTGCAACGCTGACGGGTGTCACGTGGGCGTACACGGCTGGTACGAACACGTGGAAGTTTGATGCGGCTGACGTGTCGTGGCCGTCGTCGACAATCACGGCACGGTACGCGGTCATCTATGTGGAGACTGCGGGTGCGGCTTCCACTGACCCTCTGATCGCGTACGTCGACTTCGGTGCCGACGTTGCAACCACGGCTGGCACGTTCTCGATCGTGTGGGACGCGGCTGGGATTTTCACGGTAACGGTGGCTTAGTCCGGTGGGGATCGATGCCACGGTGAGTCTCGGTTCGCCGGTTGACGAAGATGCTGGTTTCGGTGCCGCTTTCGGTATGAGTTTTGGGGCGTGAGTCATGGTCGGTATCCGCGATGTCTCACGCCCCACCCCAGGCGCCTCTTGGGAGGCTTGGGGTGGGGCGGTTGACCAGCACATCCGTGCGATGGCTGCTGAGGGCATTCGGCTCGACGAGTACACAGGCACGGATGACGAGAAGCTGACTGCAGCTATCGCGGACCAGCAGGCGGCGACGGATCGCAACATGCCGGCGATCGTTCTGCCCTCGAGGCCGATGACTTTCACGATCCCGCGGGTTCTGTACTCGGGGTTGAAGATCATGGGTGCTGCGGAGTATTCAGGCCAGAAGAACCCGGACATTTCGGGTGGTTCGAGGTCTGGGCCTGAGTGCACGCTGTCGGGGTCGATCGGCTCGGGAACGTCGTCGTGGTGGCGATCACCGGGTGGGGACGTGAACAACATCCTGTTCGCGAACTTCCAGGTGCAGGGCTCACAAGGCTCGTCGACGCACCAGTTTTTGGACTATGCGGGCGGCGGGTCCATGTACCCGGCGAGCTTCCACAGCCTGTCGTTCAACTTCATGCGGGGCGTGTTCGGTCGCAGTGACCGGAAGGCACTGATGACTCAGGTGACGATGACGGGTGACTGGACGATCAACAACTGTTGGGACACACCCATCTTCGTCGGCGGGTCTGACTTCAACATCTCCCCATCGATGATGAACATTGGCGTCTCCCAGTCCGCAGCACAGACAGGCGACGTCAACCGCTACTTCCTCAAGCTGGACACCGCTGAGGTCACGTTGGGCGGCAAGGTGTACATCTCTGCAATGAACGGTTGGCGCGGGGTGCTGATCTCGGGCAACTCGTCTGTCGACTGGTATGGCGGCATCATCGAGGGCTTCAAGGGCACGCGCACGAACGGTCTCCTTGCTGGTCCTGGTCCCGGTTCGCTCGTCAAGATCACGGGCGGGTCGGTGAACCTGTTCGGTACGAAAATCGGGCAGGGCATGGACAACCCGGACGCGTCTGAGGGTGGCCTGATCGACATCTCCGGAAACACGTCCGGGCAGGCATCGACAGAGGTCGGTCTTCATGGCGTGCAGCTCTACGGTCAGAACCTTGGCACGATGAACGCGATCCGTCACACGGGCGGTCGACTGTACGCAACGGTCACACGGCGCACCGCTGAGACTGGCGTGTGGTCTGGTCGTCCGAAGATCGCCACGACCGCAACGCCGGGTGCTGGTGCGTACGCGTTCACGAACCCGGACCAGTCGCTAACAGTCGTATAGGGAGGATCGGATGACACTCTCATACGTTGATCACGGCGGGGCTGTGGCAGTGACCACATCGGCGGCACCCGCATACCCGGCAACGGTTCTCGCGAACGACATTCTCGTCTACTACGTCGCATCCGATTCCGCCACGATGCCGTCAACGCTGTCTGGGTGGACTGCGCTCGGTTCGCCCACTCGTGCGGGTGGCATCACGTCGATGGCGTTCCTCAAGATCGCGACAGGTGGCGAAACCGGCACAGTCACACTCACGGGAATTACGGGTGGCACGAAGGGTTGGGCTGACATCGTTCGGTCGCGCTCTAACGTGCCGGGTGCGACGATCCTGGCTGACATTCAGTACGGGTCGGATTCAACGGCAACCACAACCACACTGCAGGCGGTCGGTGGTTCCTGGACTATCGCGACCGGTGATCTCCTCGTTGCTCCCTACTCGGGTCTCGCGGACACGGGTTCGTTCTCCGCATCACCATCCGGCGTCTCGATCAGCCACACGAACGCCACGATCAGTTCGACGGCGGCGTTCGGTTCACGTACAGGCACAAACACCATCGGTTACGGTGCCGCATACGCATCCGTCACCACTGGCGGTACGGGTGTTCCGACGATCAACGGAACCTTCACGGGTGCGAACGTTGGCGGTACGGGTGCGATCGTGCGTCTACGCGAATCTGTATCCACACCCGCAACCGTCAATGCTGTTGTTGCGACGGTCACCATCGGGATGGTTGTTGCTGCACCGTCTACGTCACAGGCCGTGGATGGGGTTGTCGCTACGGTCACGTTGGCGGCATCTGCTCCTGTGGTTACTGCTTCCGCATCGGCAAGCGTCACTGCGGTTGTTGCCACAGTCGCCACTCAGGGTCTTGCCCCGGTCGCCACTAGTTCGGCTTCCGTGCAGGGTGTCATTGCGGTGGGCTCTGTCACTGCACTCGCGCCTGTGGTTGCATCCGGTAGCCAGGTCATTGCGCCTGCAGCATCGGTGAGCGTGACTGGGATGGCTCCTTCCGTATCCGCTGGTGCCGTCGTGTCTGGCATCCGCGCACAGACGAACGTGAGCGCACTGGCACCCGTCGTTCAGGCTGGTGCGTCAGGGATCGTCAACGCGCCAGCCAGCGTCATCACGATCACCGCTCGAGTCCCTGTCATCGCGGCAGGGGCATCAGCAACAGTCACCGCGGTACGTGCACAAGTGACACTCACCACACCCGCACCACTCGTATCCGCGGGCGCACAAGTCCAAGCCGTACCCGCACAACTACAGATGCTCGCACACGTCGTCCAGGTGGCGGCAGGATACGGCGCAACCATCCAGCCACCACGCGCAACCATGACCATCGTCGCCGGAACACCAGACGTCATCGGCACACAAACCGCAGTCATGTACGCCGTCGCAGCAGCCATCATGGTCGCCGCAAACCCACCCGAAATCACAGGTGGCAGCGGTGGCGGGGAACCATTCGAACGAGTGCTCACCCTCACCGCAACCGTCGAACCACTGACGCTCGCCGGCACCACGGAACAGTTCACGCTCGAGGCCACAGCGCCAACACTCACATTGGAGGCCACATGGTGATCTCGATCAAACGAGGCGACAAGTTCCCGGTCACATTCACCGTGAACCACGACCTCACCTCCGCAACAACCCGACTCATCGTCCGACACCTCACACGCGACGGGGTATTCGCACAACTCGCACACACCGTCACCGATGCGGCAACCGGGCAAGTTCGATACAACCTCGACGGCACATGGGCGATCGGCAAACACTACATCGAGCTCGAAATCACACAAGCCGGTGAGATCCGCACGGCCCCATCCGTCGACCAGTTCGTCATCCGTATCGTCGAAGACCTCGACAACCATTGAACGAAACGCCCCGCCCAAGTCCAAGCGACGGGCGGGGCGTTTTCGTCATTCACGCCCAACGTGTCGTGGTGGCTACTTAGTGGCCACTTTCAGGAACTACCTGGGATTACTTGGAGCTACCAACCCTTGAGAATCCGCGGAGTGGTAACCCAAAGTAGCCCCAGGGAAACGGAACGGCATATCAGACTGCATTGCATTCGGGGGTTCGAATCCCTCACTCGCCACCTCTAGAAAACACTGACGAAAACGCCCCTCTGGTCTTCGGATCGGAGGGGCGTTTTTCTGTTCGGTGGCTACTTAGTGGCTACTTACTCAGAAGCTTCTGAACCGCGCCTGCCGAAGCCGGCCCCCTAGACGCGCGCTCCACATAGTTCTTGAGGTTTCCGAAGCCCGTGTGACCGAGTTGGTCACGCGCAGCCTCGGCCCCCATCTCCTCGGCAAGCAGGGTTGCGACAGCCTTCCGGAAAGCTCCGGGCGTGATATGGGCGTAGGGGCTACCCGCTAGTGCGTTCCGATAGTCACGCCGCAGGTTGTCGGGCCAGCGCGGGGTTCCAACCGCAGACGGGAAAACGAGCTCGCTGTATGCCACCTTCGCTCGCGCCGTCAGCATCGGCACGACAAAGGGCGGTAGCTCAAGCTCGCGATGGGACTTGTCTGTCTTGAGGCGATCCTGAATGGTCAGCTTCCCATCCAGCCCCCGTGTAACTGTGCCGTTCAAGGTGACTGTGGGCGGCGTGGTGGTGAAGTCAAAGTCCTTCCACCTGAGCGCTAGCACCTCTGAGGTACGCGCGCCGGTCGATGCATACATATCCATCGTGTCGCGGACGCTGCCGTTGCGCGGTCGGTTGTACTTGTCTAAACCTGAATCCCACGCTTCCAGGAGATCCCGGATCGTCGCGATGTCATCCGCTCGCAAGGCCTTCACCTTTGGCGTGCGCGGTGTGACCGCCTTGGTTTCCTTCACGGGATTGCTCGCGATGGCGCCCGCGTAGACGGCGTAATCAAACATGTGCTTCAAGACGATGCGCGCCGTTCGGGCAGATCCAGGCGTCGTCTTGGCTACGGCCTGGATGAAACGGTGGAGCTTCGAGGGGGTCGACTCCACGACGCGAACGCCCGACAAGCCGCGCAGAATCGTCCCGATAGCGTCCTGATACGTCCTCTTGGTTCCATCGGAGAGCTTCTCATCGGTGAGCATCTCCGACTTCCACGACGCGGCTAGCTGGTCGATCGTCGAGTCTCGGGTAATCACGTCGCCAACCGGGGCTAGGCGGTCACGCAAGGCCTCTTTAAGCGCCGCTTCTGCGGCGGCAGGGGTCTTGCCGGTCCGAAGCATTTTGCGCGTCACGCCGTCGCTGTCGCGGTAGTACGCCCGCGCAGCAGGCTTCCCGTTGTGTGTAGTCCTGTTGATCTTGCCGTATGTCTCGAGCGGCAATGGCGGTCTAGGCATGACGCCTCCTCGCTGAATGTCCGTACAGTGCACTACGGTGACATGCATCGAACAAATGTTCGAACTTTTGAACCAGGGGGAACGATGATCGCAACAGTGAAAGACCTCGCTGATACCGCACGACTGGTTGGCATGCACCCGTCATGCCTGCTCCACCGCGTTCTCGGCACTGATGAAGATTGCCTGAGGGGACACGCCGAGTGCTCCACACAGTTCAACTAGCGCCGGCGTCGGGATGTCACGCTTGCCGTTGAGGTAATTGAGGACCGCGCTCTTGGAGAGTCCAGTCGCGGCAACGAGCTGTTCGATGGTCATCTGCACCCGTCCGCGCTGCGCGCGAAGCTCGGCTGCGACCGCAGCGTTGAATCTGTCTCCGTAAGTACCCATGCGGCCACTATAGCGCCATTGTGAACACCAATGGAAGTCAAACTGGTCAAAAAAGATTCCGTTTGGCGGTTGTGCGGTGTTCAAACGGCGCGTATGGTGTTCATATGGATACCAACCCGAACCCCCCGAACGACTCGGTTCCTGGTCTGATCGAGAATCAGATCCGATCCGCAGATCGCACGAAGAAGTGGACTGCCGATCGGGCCGGGATACCCGAAACCACCTTCCGCCGCAAGCTTCGTGCAGGTGCGGACTTCACTGTGGGAGAGGTTGCGCGCATCGCTAAGGCGCTCGGCATCTCTCCCAGTGAACTCCTCCCAGCAGAGTTCCGAAGGGACGCGGCGGCATGAGCGCCGTGCTCACGTCGCAGCAGGCGGCGATTCACTGCGGCATTTCCGTCCAGACTCTCTATAACAAGATCAGCCAGGGTGACGGCCCGAAGCACTACAAGCAGGGTCGACGCAACGCTTTCTATGAGGAAGACCTGGACGCGTGGAACAAGACGCGCCTCGTTGAGGTGACGTCATGAATGCCGACCAGATCCTTGCGAGAACGGTTCGCGAGTCCGACTGTCAGATCTGGCAGGGCGCCACCAACAGCAAGGGCTACGGCTCGGTTCGCCACAACGGCGCATCACACCTTGCGCACCGCGTCATCTTCACCGAGATGGTTGGCCCAATCGAAGAGGGCATGACGGTTGATCATCTGTGCTGCAACAAGCTCTGCCAGAACGTCTTTCACATGGAGCTTGTCACCCGCAGCGAGAACGCTCGCCGTAAGAACGAGCGCCAGACGCACTGCCTCAAAGGTCACGAGCTAAGCGGCGAGAACCTGCGCACATCCATGAAGCACGACGGACACGAGCGCCGCGTGTGCATGACATGCCACCGCGGACACGCTGCCGCATACCGCGCTCGACTTAAGGAGAAGGCGGCATGACCGCAACAGAAGAATGGTTCGCGCTTCCTAGCGCAAAGGTCTCATGCAACCTCGTGGATGCCGAGATTCGCGCTTGGCGCCCGGGGGACGGGCTGTCTTGCCGCGGAGCCCAGCAGGCAAAGAGGGTTCCCTGCGGTCCCCCTGTAGCTGTTGTGCGATCAGAGAAGAAGGACACCCGGTACTCGGGCTTGGAGCCGCGTAGCAGGGTGCGTGTCGTCACTTCCATCTATTGCGAACGCCACACTGCAGAGCTGATTCGCGTCCAGGTCGGCGACTCTGACTGGCTCGGCAACAGCAGCGTGCCTCAGTCGATTCGAAAGGCGGAGGAGACCGTGCTAGCCGCCCATTGGGATGAGTACCAGGCGGCTCTGAGCTCGATCCTCTCCGAGCAGAAGGACAAGTACCTATCGAAGCTGCCCGAGTGGCTGCGCGAGCGGTTCGAAAGCCTGACGGTGGCGTCGTGAAATTTCTTCGGCGGATCATCCGGGAAGAAATAGCCGCTCATGACAGGTGGCAAGTGTCAATCATTCGCGGCGCCTCTCATCGCATCGATGGCGTGCCCTTGAGCGCCGATGGATTCGATGGCGACAACCCGCCAGGCGTGAATACCCTCGCCGGCTGATCCCCGTTAAACGATCCGGCTGGTAGGTCGCACTGATCTACCCGCTACTCGTCGACTCCAAATGTCGGCTCTAACTGAATCCCGACCCCATCCCGTCAACCGAACGGCTAAGGGGCACCGGGCTAACTACATAGAGGTAAGCGTTCGGACGTGTTGGAGGCCGCTAAATGGTGCGGATGGCGTCTGGGTGTGAGGTCCATGCATTGGGTTGTGTGGCCGCTCGGTCTCGTGGGGGCTGGGTGTGGAGTAAATGAAAGGTTCCCGCGAGTTACCCGTACGACTATCACCATTCGTGGTGTTCGGGTGCTTAGAACCGTTGGTGCGCTTAGGTCGGCGCATAGGCGAACGGATGGGGAACCTGGCGCGCAGAGCCGTTGGGGGTTGTCCGGGTTCGAATCCCGGCTGCGCACGAGCAATCACACAACCAAGGAGGACGCTCATGGCAATTACGAACGTGAACGGCAAGCGATCGAAGCTGATCGGCGTTTGGGTCGACGGCAGCCTGAAATTGCAGACCAGAGACGCAGGTGTCGCATATAGCGCTGCCGCCGAGTTCATGAAGCAGCGCAACCGGGGCGTGTGGCTTGCGCCGGTCGGATCGTTCTACATCTGAACACCAGCCCGTGCGTGCGCTCACAGATCGGCGCACGGGCACTAAACCCGCGTTCTGGGGTTCGCGGGTTGCGTGGTCTGGGGTCACGCGTTGGGAGGTCGGGTGCATGGGGTTATCCAGCCTCCCACAAAAAGTTTTGGTGATGACACGAAGGAGTGAACGACATGGAACGTGAAGCGCAAGCAATGTTCGTATCGCCGGGTGTGATCACGCACGTTACTGGTGAACGTGGAGTAGTAAAACACGTCATCCATGATCGCTATGGCGAGACCACCGGCGCGATCGTACGGCTAGACGAGAGACCATCACTCTTCTATGTGGAACTCGGCATGAGAGCGATCACGTGTACGTGTGGCGCAGATGCGTTAAGGCGAGAACATCACCACGAGCAGTGCGACCTGATGTCCAATCTCTCCACCCTGTACCGCGAGGTGACAGGTTGGCGCGAGATTAGCCGTGACGATTTCGATGAACTAACCGGCATCGATTCATTGCGACGCGAGTTCGGGTGGGACGTCTGATGTTCGCGTTCTTGTGTCGCCTGCACCGTGATCGTCGTCTTCGTGATGCGGGTGTGGTTGTTGGCACGCTCGCATACCAACGCGCAATGAACAAAGGAGTCCACCGATGAATGGATTTACGGCAAGCAACGGCGTTCGAGTATCCACAAACGATAGTGGTGGTGTCGATGTCGGGTTGAAAACTCTCTACGCTAGCGAGTCATTAGCGGTTCGCGAGTTCTTCCAGCACGAACGTGACAAACAACTCGGGCGGTGGCGTTGGCCCGAAAACCCTGATGTCGTCGTGTACCTCGACGGGCACGCATCGCGCCGAAGCGTCACCGTCTTCCTCGAGAAGACGGGCGGAATCATAATTGGAATGACTGAAAGATTCCTCGACTCCGTTCCCAACGACGGCTTCGAAGCGCGGGCCGCGGCCCGCGCGTACTTCGAGGCTCACCCGGAACGTAAGCCTTGGCATGACGCGAAGACCGGTGAGGTGTGGGTAATTACGGTTGACGGCGAAGAGTCAGCGTGGACGGTGAACAACAAGGACAAGTTCGAAAACCCGGATTCGACGTATGAGCTGACGAACCCGACTATCACTGCCGCTCGTCGCATTTGGCCGGTGTCTGATGACTGATACGCCTTGGGTGCTGATTGAACGGGTTGCGGCGGCAATGTACACGACACCTGACCCTAACGAACCGGATGCACCCATCGCACCATGGCCACCAACACACCCGGATGATCACGCCTGGTGGATGGCACACGCAAAAGCAGCAATCAACGCAATTGAGGAGTCGGATCATGGATGACGCGATTTTCCGTGCCCTTGTGGACGGCAACAGGTTGAACCTCGCATACCGGATTGGTCTCGGTGACATGTGGGACGCGATCGAACAAACACTTGGTCACCGTGCCACATTCATGACCACCGAACAGAGAGAAGCAGCACGATGAACACCTACACGGATGCACAGATGCTTTACATGCTCTGCCTTGCGCTGGATGAAGGTATCGAAGGCATCGAACACACCGAAGACCTGAACGTACTCCTGGTCAAGATGATCGGCGAGCACTGGGGCATGTCCGACGAGGAAACGCCGATTGATCAGGTGGATGCCGCTTTCGAACAGTTGGCTCCGTACATTCCTGCTCATCTGGTGGAGACGTGATCACCATTCGTTTTGCGGCGTTCACTCTCGCCGCCACATGTCTGATAGCACTCGCAATCACACCCAACAGCCCCGCGACAATCATTCTCGCGGGGTTCTTTTTCGCCTGCTTCGGGGTAGTCGCATGGACATGCCGCAGCGGTAAGAACACGAGGAGACGTGAGACATGTCGAAACCAAGCGATCGATTGATTGCCCGACTGATCCGAGAAGGACACATAGAGCCCGGTGAGTATCGAGTGCGGCGAACTTACGCCGGCTTTTGGCAGCGGCGCGAGGGGGCATTCTCCTGGGATCTCGAAACTACTGACGGACACCACGCGAATGTCGGATCACAGTACACGGTAAAAGAGTGTGTGGACGCCGACGATTGGGAATGGTCGGGGTCTGGGATCTTGCCAGGCGCAAAGGTGGCTCGTGATGACTCTTGATGAGGCGGAAACACGGCTATCCCAAGAACGCGCATACCTCATCCGCGCCGAACACACCGGCATCGGATCAGTAATCGCACTCGCACAGGGCAACGTCGAGCGCTGGGAGAAAGTTGTTCGCCAACTTCGGCTAGAGGATTCGGGCGGATGGAAAGGACTAGGCCATGGCTGAATACACTGACGCACAGATTGAACGCGCCATACGTCTCGCACTCGAAAAGCAGGACGTGAACGCGATACCTGGACTCATCAGACTGCTCGCACTACAGAACCCTAGACGTGCCGACATGGTGCGTCAGACCATCCTCTACGGCCTCAACATTGCCGCGAATAGAGAAGGAGACGCGACATGAGTTCACGCATATCAGTCACACACTCCGAATCCGGCTGCTGGCTCGTCAAACGCGGCGAATATGTTCTCGCCATCTTCCCCCGCCACTACTGGAAAGACGCACTCAGAGAAGCACACGTCGAAGCCAGATACAACAATTTAGGCATCGTCGGATTGGAATTCGTATGATCGACACGGACATGCCCGCCAAGCGTATTGGGCGTCCGCCAGTTCCGGTAATGGATCGGCTTATGTCTCGCGTTACCGAGACCAACCAGGGGTGCTGGAACTATGCACCAGACACTCGCGGCGGAACCTCCTACCGACAGATCGCGCTAAGGGAGAGCGGCAGGCCCGTACTCAGGTACGCACACCGCGTCTCATATGAGCATCTGGTCGGGCCAATCCCGAAGGGGATGCAGCTCGACCACTTGTGCAGGAACCGCATGTGCGTGAACCCGGCACACCTCGAGCCTGTCACTGCTAGGGAGAACACGCGTAGGGCAACATCCCTCATCACCGCGTGCCCCAGCGGGCACGCCTACACGGACGAGAACACGGGCATTTCCTCGGGCGACGGAATGAACCGGCGCTACTGCCGTGAGTGCAAGCGCATCAAGGCACGTGACCGCCATCGCAGAATCAAGGAGACCACATGACTCTCACGACTTACGCCGATCTCGAACAAGGAAGCCCGGAGTGGCTGGCTGCGAGATGCGGACTCCTCACCGCGTCGACCGTGGGGAAGCTGATAACGCCGTCCACCCTCAAAGTGGCTGACAACGAAACCTCACGCGGACTCACCATGACGCTTGCCGCCGAGAGGATTACAGGGCATGTCGACTACGTGTACCCCACGGCGGATATGCAGCGCGGAAACGACGACGAGCCATTCGCGCGAGAGGCATACCGTCAGGCATATGCACCGGTCACTGAGGTCGGGTTTATGACTCTCAAGCGGGATGACTTCACGCTGGGCTACTCGCCTGATGGTCTCGTTGGCGACGACGGACTCGTGGAAATTAAGAGCCGCAAGCCCAAGGAGCAGTTAGCTACGGTACTCCGAGGTCTTCCGCCTCTCTACAACGTGGCGCAGCTACAGACGGCCCTCTACGTGACCGGACGCTACTGGATCGATTATGTGTCGTTCAGCGCTGGCCTTCCGCTTTGGGTGTTCCGTGTCATCCCGGATGATCGCTGGTTCGCTGCCATCGAAGCAGCGGCTAAGACATTCGAGATCAACGTCACCAACATCGTCAACAACTTCACCAGCGCCACGGCAGGACTACCCGCCACCGAACGGCGACCCGAGTACGAGGAGATCCGAATCTGATGAACCTCGACATCAGCGACACCGTCCAGGCCAACAGCGCGCAAGTCAACGCCGACGACCTGGTACACCCCGTCACCGTGACCATCACGAACGTTGAAAAGGGCAACACAGAACAGCCCGTATTCATCCACCTCGCAGAGTTCCCCGGACGCACGTTCAGGCCCGCAAAGACAGTTCGCCGCCTCCTGGTGGCCGCGTGGGGGAGTGATGCCGCCGCCTACATCGGGAAGCGACTCACCATCTTCAACGACCACACTGTCAAATGGGGAGGCCAGGCGGTTGGAGGCGTGCGCGTCTCTCACATGTCTGGCATCGACGGCCCGTTGACAGTGCAGCTCACGGTGACTAGAGGAAAGCGAGCACCATTCAAGGTCGAACCGCTACCCGACGCACCCGTTGTTGACCCGGCGAAGATCACTGCCGCACTCACAGCGATCAACGATGCAACCGACACCACCAAACTCGACGGCATCGAAACCTACGCACACACACTCGGCATCCACGCCGACGTTGCTACTGCCATCGAACAGCGACGAACCGAACTCGCATAAACCAAACCACTTGAGGGCGCGCAACCACCACGGATGCGCGCCCTCACCCATACCCACAGGAGCACAGAGACATGGCCGACAGAATCGACAAGCAAGACGTCGTAGAAGCAATCGCTGAAGCGATGGATGACTTCCGGCATGAACGGCTTGGCTTCACCCTGGCCGCCTCAGACGGTAGTGAATGGGGAACTCTAGTCATCCAGACCTGGCCGGATGGTGAAGAAAGCCCATCCGTTGATTTCCTCGCCCGTGTGACGCGTCTTCGTGTCGCGAGGTAAACCGGTGACGGTTTCGTTTCAGGTGCACGGAGCCCCGGCACCCCAAGGATCCAAGACACGCACCAGATACGGGATGTTCGAGTCATCCAAACGGGTCAAACCGTGGCGTGAAGCAGTAACCGCAGCCGCATCCAAGGAGACGCCGCTCGAGCCGCCATACGACGTCAAAGTGTTCTTCTTCATCCAGGCACCCAAGAAGACGGACGCGCTCTACCCCGTCGCACCCAACATCGGAGACATCGACAAAATGCTCCGAGCAACCTACGACGGGCTCACAGCATCCGGCATCATCACCGACGACCGACACATCGTTGCCGGTGAACAATCCAAGGAATGGGCCGGTGTAGACGGTCCAGGCGCCGTCATCATCATCAAATCGCTGGCCGCATCGTGAACAGGAACCAACCATGACTTTCATCACAGCACCCGGCGCTATCCCCACAACGATCCCGCATGAGGCGAGACCGCACGTGTGTGGAGTTTGTCGCAACCCATTCACGGTAGGTAACCCGAACTGCCCCAACGCACCAAAGAGGTGATTGCCGATGCCGAGAGACAAGCGGTTGTACATGACGTTCCCGATTGATTTCTGGACGCACCCGAAGGTGTCTCGCCTGTCTGATGCGGCGTTTAGGGCGTTCGTTGAGTCAAACGGGCACTCGAGGATGATCGAGTCTGATGGGCGTATTGAGGCTGAGGATGCGGAGTTCATGTGGCAGCCGGATGTTCTTGCCGAGCTGCTGAGATCGCACCCGACACGGCCTCTGATGCTCCGAAACGGCGACGAGTACGTGTTGCGTGACTATGCGGAACACCAGTTCACGAAGGCCGATCGGGATGCCCTGACGGAGAAGAAATCGAGGGCTGGCAAGGCTTCCGCAGAGTCACGAGAGCGAGCACGCGTTCAACAGGTGTTGAACACAACTCAACAGGAGCCAACAGGGATAGAGATAGGGATAGGGGAAGAGATAGGGGAAAGGGAAGAACTAAAAGATTCTTCGTCCGACGCTGACGCGTCCGACCCCGAAGGTGACCCCGCAGCTATCTACACCGATGGCGTCAAAGAGCTATGCGATCTTCTGGCGGAGAAGGTAAGAGCCAACGGACACACGGTCAACACTGTCGGCAAGACGTGGTGGCAAGCATGCGAACGACTCATCCGCATCGACGGGTACTCGCTCGAGCAAATCGCATGGATGATCCACTGGTGCACCGCTGACGAGTTCTGGGCAGGGAACATCCGCTCAATGTCGAAGATGCGGGAGAAGTTCTCGCAGATGAAAGCTCAGGCAATGCGGGGGAAAAAGCCGTCGAGTTCGAAGCCGACCCCCACGGATCGTATCGCCGCCATCCTCGCGATCGGCGAGCAAGGAGAAGTCGAAGCATGAACAGTTTCGAGATGAAGCGTCTGCTAGCGAAGATCAGCATCGGTGACAACAGGCAGGTTGATCAGCTGGTGATTGATGACTGGTTGGAGACGATCGGACACCTCACATACCAGGACGCTTACCAGGCGGTCGTGGCGCATCGGCGTGACTCGACCGAGTATCTGATGCCCGGTCACATCACGCGCCTTGTACGACAGCGCACACCAACCCGTGCGGTCACCATGTCGCCGGCTGTCAGCGATTGTGGCAAGCACAGGTGGTTTGACGACGGCACGTGCAACTTCTGCGAGACAAGGAGGGATGCCGATGTCTAGGCCGGTTGGTTTGTCAGCCTGGTATGCGGCTGAGCGTGATGCGGAGTTTGTGGCGTGTGACAGGGCTGGCATGTCGACGAAACAGTTGTCGGAACGGTTCAACGTGTCGGAGCGCACGATCTCACGGTGGCGTACACGGTTGCACATCAACCATGTGGAGCCTGCTGTACGTCACCCCGATGAGGACCGTGAACAAGCACTCGCGTTGATTCGTGAGGGTGCGTCGTTCAGTGAAGCAGCCCGAACGGTTGGCGCACACCAGACAACGGTGCGTAGGTGGTTCCCGGATGTGGATGCGTGGTCACCGCGACAGTGCATCGAGTGGGCCGTATTTGTTCGAACCTTTAAGGACGTGGCGTAAATGGATGACAACGAGAAGCTGATCGAAGAAGCGGTGTCAGCGATGTACGAGGCAACGTTTGGTTACGCACCGTCAGCGATGGAGCCTGACACGAACGCCGACTGGGAAAGCCTCGCCCGCGCCGCTCTGGCCGTGTTTGAGAAGGAACAGGTCGAACCGTCCGACGCGCAGGTGCATGCCGCGCTGTGCGAGTACAACGGGATGTGGATCGATCATCCATGGTCACCCGCCGCGATGGAACGGATGCGCCGAACCCTGCGTGCTGCTGGGGGTGTGCGGTGAAGGTGACGCTTGAGCTGCCTGATCCGATCGGTTGGGCGTTGACGGATCATGCGGAGAAACGTGGCACGGACCTCCCACACCTGATCGGCGGGATGGTGCTCAAAGCGTTCCGACCGAAAGCGGACGGTCAAGCACCATCATTCCGTGACCGTGTGGAAACTGAATGGTCGAAGGGTGCACCAGACCCCGTGATCGCACACCGTCTGGGTGAACCTGTCGAGTCTGTTCGTGTCGCACGCCGGTCACTGCATGTTGACCCGCACAAGTTCAAGCGCGACGAATGGGCTGCCGAACTATCCGAACCACAACAGATCGCAGGAGCCGCATGACTGAGGTGGTGGTGTACACGCAACCCAACTGCCAACCCTGCAAAGCCACACTACGCAGGTTCCAAGAAGCCGGTGTTGTCGTAATCGAGAACAGTGCAGCCGACCATGCAGGACTACTCAAAGCCATGGGACACATGCAGGCGCCGATCGTGATGGATGGCGTCCGGCATTGGAGTGGCTACCGACCCGACCTGATTGACAAGACCATCGAAGCAAGGAGAAACACGTGAGCAAAGCGCTCGAAGTAGTCATCAAGGAGCCGCGAGTCGGATGGGAAGGATTCACTTCTCGACTCGTCGCAGGCCTGATAGTCACGTTCGTGAACGCATGGATCATCTACATGCTGGCGCCGATCGTACTTGGTATTGATATTGGCTACTGGCAGGCGGTCGGAGGTCTCGTGCTGATTCGTGCCGCGTGGCCGACGACGAGTTTCCCGTACCTGAGATCAACCGAGAAACAGAAGCCGAGCAAGTAAATGATGCATGCAGAGGAGCGCTCGTACCGGGCCGCCCAGGATGATGACGAGTGGAGTGAGTGGATGGCGGAAGACGGCTTTGCCCCCACCTCCAACCAGAACGAAACCAAGGAGAACAACTGATGGCTGGCGAAACTGTAATCACCGTGGTTGGCAACCTGACCGCTGACCCCGAGCTCAGGTACACGCAGAACGGGCTTGCGGTGGCGAACTTCACCATCGCATCCACCCCACGCAACTACGACAAGCAGGCGAATGAGTGGAAGGACGGTGAAGCACTGTTCCTGCGTGCATCCGTGTGGCGCGAGTTCGCTGAGCATGTTGTCGGGTCACTCACGAAGGGCATGCGGGTGATCGCACAGGGCAGGCTCAAGCAGACGTCGTACAAGGACAAGGATGGCAACCAGCGGACGGCGATCGAACTCGAGGTCGATGAGATCGGACCGAGTTTGAAGTACGCGACTGCACAGGTGACACGTGCCGCATCGGGTGGGTCACAGCAGCCTGCACAGTCCGCGCCCGCACAGACACCCACCAGCACCGACACGTGGACGACAGCAGGGAGCTTCGGCGATGACACACCATTCTGAAAACCCGACCATCGGTGACCTTAGTACAGTCACCTCGGCAGAGTCGCAGGCGTGGGCTCGGATGGCCCTCATTAGCGTTTACGCCCACATCGAGAGAACTGGAAACTACGCGGAGGGCAACGACCGAACCATACTCGGCGAGGATGACAACGGGCTCCTAATGGCACCCAAGCCTGGATCAGACGACTGGTGGGAACCGTTCGATCTGACCAAGCCGGAGCATGTTGCAGCCGCACACGAGAGTCGTCGGCGCCTTGCGTTGGCGTTCTTGGATCTCGAACGCTGATGCCTGCCGTAACTGATTCGAAACCGCGCGTCATCATGTCGCGTTCGGGTTTTTGTGCGTTCCCGTCAACCACCAAACACACAGGATGCCCAAACCGTACATGCGACTGTAACTGCCACAGGAAGAACACGTGATGACCGTAACCCTATGGCGATGCCCAACATGCCCACTCATCCTCGTCGGGTCTCAAATCGCAGGCGCCGAACAACACCTCGAAACACATGCCGCCGGAAGGAGTGATCATGAGTCCCTTGCCGCCATCCCGAAAAGCTCAGAGGCACTTCCCTGAGAACATCGCGGCCACCATCAAAAGCGAAGAGGCCCGCGAACGATTGCGTGCACGTCGACTTGAGGAAAGCCGCCAGAAGTCGGAAGCCGCATCACGTGAACTGTGGTGCTCATGGGGTAATCACCACACCTTCAAGCATCAGTACCTCAAGGAGCATTTCTCTCACGGTTCGATGTGCATGAAGTGTCAGCTCGACATGGTGTCGAACGTGGAAGCAGCAGTCGAACTACCCGCCGTCACCGAAGCTATCGCCCGCCAGGGGCGAACGCGTCACCTCGAGAAGAAGCAGGACGCGATCATGGCAAAGATCCGTGTCTCAGCAGACCCTGACGCCGATGGGTGGGTGTACTACATGCGCATCAACGGGCACATCAAGATCGGCTACACAGCCAACCTTCGTCAACGCTCTCGGAACTATCCGCCCGGGACCGAACTGCTGGCCGTCGAGCCCGGCACGCGCGACCTTGAGAAGCGCCGACACGGCCAATTCTCCCGGTCACTAGCGCAAGGGCGTGAGTGGTTCGCTGAATCGCCGGATCTCGAAGAGCACATCAAGGCGTTGGCATCCGAGTACGTGACACCGACTGCGCTGATGCATAGCTACACGAAGCATGAAGGGATCAAGCATGTTTGACGGCTACAACGTCGGATACATGACATACGACGAGTTCAACCGATTCCGCCGCTCAGTGAACTACTCCATGAAGCTCGTGCCATGGTTGCGGGTCGCCGGCTACATCAAGACCGGCGACCCCGACGAGATCCGCGGCAAATCGGTAGAACCGCCTCTTGGCATCCCGCCCACATGGTTGGCGGCAGAGGAGATCACGCAACTGTCGCAAGCGCTGAACCGGTGGCATGATCTCGAGGACGTCGCAGCGGACGATGGCGGCTTCGAGCTCGCGTTGATCTTCACCCGTGAGGTGGAGACCGCAGCAGCCAAGTGGCCGTTCGAGGATTGTGCACACCGCGTCCAGTTCGTCCGTTGTCCCGCCTGCCGAACGGTAGGGCTGCGATACGAACCACCATCATTCGCAGGCGACCCCATCTCGGTCAAGTGCCGCGAATGCCACCACCACGTTTCCGAACAAGAGTTCGCACGACTCACGGCACTTATCGCCATCGAGTTCGCGGAAGCCAAGGAGAGAACCCGTGAGAGACGACTGGGTGACCGTCGAACAGGCAATGACAATGACGGGCAGAACGCGGCAGACGATCTACAAGTGGGTTCGGTTGGGGAAGGTGGAAACCCTCAGACCCGGACGGACAATGTGGCTTAGTGTGGCCGACATACGCCGCGCCGAAAAACAATTGCCCGGAAGGCCACCAAAAATAGGTTAAATGTGTTACACTCACAAGTGAGGATCGAGAACTGTACTTAGATCCAACTCCAAGCCGCTTCACCATTCCAGGTGGGCGGCTTTCTTATACTCCCTGCAAGCTCATGGTTACCCGTGGCGAGGCAGGTTGAGGGCCACTGTGACGAGGTGGCAACAATGCGCACGCGACACCTAGGCCGGTGTCCCATAACGCGTGCGCTCACACAAACGAACGACAGCCCCCACCGGTCACGCAACCACCACGGCAGACGACACACTCCCTGCCCCCTAGTGGACGCCCGACCAAAGCGCGCACACCGTCGTTCCATCACGCTCGAGCCGAGTCATGTCGTTGGCGAGCAAACGGTAACAGCGTGACCTAGCGATCAAACGCGAAGGGTTGCGCCGAAGCGACAGGTTGGTAAGCCGGTCAACTACGCCGGATGGTTGGGTTCGATTCCCTCCCGCTTCACCCACATATAACTTCACAGTGCATGTTCGGGGCATATGCCCACCCTGGCTATCTGAAAGGTGACCCCAGTGTCGCTC